TTGTCCAGCGCAGGAACGACATCTTGGTTTATCAGGTCCTCGATGAAGAACAGTATCGGCAGCAGACCACGCTCGCGAGAGTACGTGATCTTGAACTGGCCTGACTCTTTGGCCTGAGAGGCCGCGCGACCGTTCGCCGTGGTAAGGTAGTCGAGGCCGACCTCGATGGGGTCGATCTGGAACTGCGCGCATATGCTTCGCATGATGTGGGAGTTGAAGTTGATGTACTCCATCTCCTTGGCCGAACCAGACATCGGTATCCACTGCACGTCGTCTAGGCCGGCGACTATAGGCGTCCGCCAAGCATTGTTGGATCCTGATATAGTGTTGTAGAACTGACGACGGAAAGATGCAAGAGTGTTCTGAGTAACCGTGCCCTTAAGGTGTAGTATTCCTCGTGCAGCGTAGCCATGGGTGAAGTAGTTCGCATTGTATGATTCCACGTTAAGGTGGTTCGTGATCATTATCACCGACTGCTCGACCATGGATATGGCGTAACCGTTCGAGTCTGCAAAGTTCTTGGGATTGAACAGCTTGAAGATCATGTCCTCGTCGCCGAAGACGTTGAGGACTCGGTTGTCGACCGACTGCTGGACGTACTTGAAGTACTCGATCTCGGGCGTGTTTACGTGGCCGCGGTTAGACGAGTCGTTGTCGGATCTTTTCTTGTGATACAGGTCTACGGCGACCTTGGCCTGGCCCTCTACCGTGGCTCGGTTGATGTTGGGGTTTACCTTGTAGACCGTCTCCGCGGGCAGGGGACGGAACCTGTGAAGGCCGCCTTTCCTGGTCAGGACCTTCTCGCACGCGATGTGGCCGAAGCAGAGCGCGTCCCACACGATGAGCTTGACGAACTCGCCGAAGAGCATCTCCTCGCCGCGAGGCGTTCCGTCTATGCGACCGCAGTGGTAGACGAAGTCTTCCAGCATGCGGATGTTGTCGATGTCTTCCTGAGACATGGCCGAGTGGTCTGTCTTGACGAACTTGTATCCCATGTCGAAGCGCTTGTGCTGGGGGCGAGAGAACCTCAGGACCGTATCGCAGCGGATCTGAAGGATCGTGTTCACGAGCCAGTCGCGCATCGATATCTCGCGCAGGGTTCTGTTAGATATGCGAGAGACCCTGCTCTTTGAGAGAAAGTAGTTGTGGACCGCGTGGTCGTAGAACGGGTCGGTCAGTATGGCCTTGGCGCCTACGAGCTCGCCGGTGCCCGGCTGACTTTGGGATTTGTCTGGCGCGTCGTCTGCGTCGACTTTTGTTAAGTCCTCTATGTCCTTGCGAATCGAGTCGGTAACCGCTTTCTTGATATCTTCAATCCAAGACATAAAGTCTCCAATAATATGCGCTTTTATTTATTATACTTATCAAAACGTCCAAAGAAATCCACCGTCTACAGACTTATCGTCTTCCTCGTCATCGATCTCAGACAGCCTTCCTATTTTACCAAGCTTATCGGCATTAACCTCTGGATTAAACGGCAGGTTGTTGAGTTTCGCGTACTCTTCTGGAGTGGGCGCCTTGAAGAAATTTCCATTGTTATCAACCAGTTTTGCCATATCGACGTCCAAACCGGCAGATGAAAGCACGATCTGGTTCTTGCCGAAAAGGTTCGTCAGCGGGTATCGTAAAGCATCCAGCCAGTGATCGTGCTCGCTGTCTGGAGTGTCTGATATCTGGCCAGCGGCATCGGTTTTGTAGTGGTAGAGCTGGAACTCCCTTATCAGAGCCTGACATGTCTCCTGAGCAATGAAAAGCTTAGACTCGGCAGTGCCTGGAATCTTAAGCCACTTCTTTATGATCTGTATGCCGGTGTTGATGTTGCCCTTGTCTGTGTTTGTCGAAGTCGGAAGGCCAAGCTTCCTCATCTCTACTGCGTCACCAGGATCCGCTTGGTCAGGAAAGTAGAGTTGGATACGGTATGGCTGATGCCACTTGTTCTTGATGTGGTGCATCCACGTGGGCCTTGATATATACGTCATGCCGTCGCATCTTACGACGTATATGTTCTCTTTTGCGTCCACGAAAAATACCACGAGCGTGTGCGGGTTTGACCATCCCCAGTCGATGCCGGCGTACGCTGGAAGACCCATGTTGTGACAGTTGCCGCTCAGCGATATTACTCCGTTGCGGCGAACAAATAACCTAGACGAGGGCATCGTTACACAATAGACCATTCCATCGTAGTCTACTTCACCTATGTTTCCTTGTGTTTTATTAGAATATTCGCTCTTGTTGGTTCCGTTGTTGATGTAGTACGAACGATCTGCTGGCTTGTTGTTTGTCTTAAAGTGAAAATTAACTCTAAAACGTCTTAGGTACTCAGTCCCTGTGTTCTTGTGCGTTTTGCCTTGATTACCCTGCATTGAAAGAGAACTCTTATATCCCAATCTAAAGCATAGCTCTTGAACATCGTTGGCAAGCTGCTCAGAGCCTGTTGAATAATAAGGCTGTTGCCTTGATCCGTCGAACATGTACGAGCCGTCCCCGAAGCATAGCCACTCCAAAAGGATCGATAGCTGCCTGCGGGAAGCTTGTTCAAGTATGTTCCTAGATATCAACTTGTTGACGGCAAACTTTAAAGGCTTTAAGTAATTATATAGTTCTTTGTTGTATACGGACCAGTTTGTCGTATAGTCAACCTGATCCCGAGCATCAGACTCTCTGTGAAGCTTGTTGGGCCAAGCTATCGATGCCATAAGCCGCTCAACCTTGTCAGAGGCGTCTCTGCTCTTAGACTGAGAAACCTCTACCTTGTTGTGCCCCCACTCGTCGTTTGCTCTTGTCGAACTCATAGAGCCTTCGCTCAGCCAAAGCCCCATGAAGGCCATAAACTGATCGCCGGTCATGAAGCTTATAGGAGATTTTATGTCCATGTTGTTTGCTGTAGAGCCGGAAAGCCAGGTAGCCGGTATGTAAAAATCGTTCAGCTCGTCAAGAGAGTCTGCTCGCTGCTTCAAAAGCTTTATCTCTTGCTTCTTTCTGAAGTTTCTACCGTGAAGGTACTCGACATCGTGGTTGGGAGTAACCAGAAGGTCGAGATGGTGCTTGCCTCCGCCTATCTCATTGTAAAGGTTTACCATCTTTCCCTTATAGTGATACGAGATGTGCTCTATCGGTTTCTGGTAGTTTAACACACCACCGTTGTCTAGGGTGGCTAGAGTGTCATACTCAGTAAGATCTTTAAAAAGCTTAAAGCCGTTGTTCGTCAAAACCTCAGTGTCGTCACTGAAGCATTTCTTGACGAATATATCGTGGTTGCACTCGCCAGGAAACTCTTTTCCGGTCAGCGACAACCACATCTGGTTCCAGGTCTTGACGTGCATGCGCTCGTCGAACTCTTTGTAGATGATCCCCTCGACCGACGGCTTTAGATTCATCAGCTGGGACATCGCCCAGTCAGGACCCTCTGACAAGACCTTCTGCGCGAGCTCGTCTATAGACTTGAGCATCGGCGATTCTGAGACTTGATTCTTGGCGTCGCCGAGGCATATAGGAGCGAGTGGGCATTTCCCGCAGCCTATGTACATCTCGTATCTCTCGTACTCTTTCTTCCTCTGCTCGCCGAGCTTCTCGAACTCTGACGGAGATCTCACGTCGAACGACTGCTGATCGATGTAGTATTCTTGGCGCTGCGTTCCAGATCGTGAGTCTGGGCATCGCTCGGTGAACTCAAATGCGGTCCAGCGACGAACATGTCTGCCCTGCTTCTCGGCGTTCTCGATGGCTTGGTTCATGAGACCGTATCGCGACTTTCTGGTCGATATGCCCACGCGCAGCGGCTTACGGCCGCGCTTGGAGTCGAGCATACCGGAGATTTCTTTGTAGGCTCTAAGCCCCTCGCCTGATACTGTATCAATCTCGTCCACCACGACCAGCGGCACGTGTGGTCCATTGCAGTTGTGGTTGATGGTGCCGTCAGCTGTAACAAACGAATTTGACATCGGATTGGTCGGATCGTCGCTTGAACGAACCTCCAATTTCGCTATTTGCTTTATGCCCGTGCGCTCGATTTTCGTTACCTTAGCCATCTGAACCTCTGTCAACGCTTAAGACCATCTTCGCCTGACCCGCGTCGTAGATCTTGACCAAGCCAAGCTCTTTGGCGTACTCTTTCTGTGTCAATTTTCTCTCGTCCATGTTAGCCTTGCAGAACAGACGATTGTAGGTCTTGTCGTAGTCGGTCCACTTCCATCCCAGCGTGGTGCCGACGTGCACGAAGCCCATGTCCTTGAGCGAGGCGACGTCGCCGTACCGCAGGTCGACGAACGTGTAGATCTTATCTATATCGAACGTCTTTATAGCATACTTGAGCAGCTTGGAGTAACCGCCAACGACCACGGTGCTCAGCGCAGAAGCGAACCTTACTATTTTTACTTGACTGCCCTCGAACCTTAAGGAGAGCAGGACTTTTATCTGATCTACGTCCTTGAGGGCCAGATACACGGAAGCGGACGCGAACCCCATGAGATGGTTGGCCTTGAGGAAGGTCTTCGCCTCCGGTGCGGTCACTTGTCTTATATCAAGCTTCCTGGCATGGAGTTTATCTTTCACCGCGCCAGCCTTTACCGCTATCATAGAGTCGACGATCGACCGCTTGTAGATCACCTCGTCTGCCCTGAACTGCAGGAGCCTTAAGTTAAACTCTTCTGCTTTTAGCCTTGCCTTCAGGTGGTATTTCTTGTGTAATGTTTTGTCCGAGTGCCAGTATAGACCGTCGACGTTGACGTAGACGCGATCGGAGACCTTGAAGTCAGGTCTTATGTTGCATCCTTTTGCCGGGAACTTATCGAACCTTGATAACATAGGATTTGAGCTCATTAGCGTTTCTATGTCGCTCATGGTAAAGTGCTCTTCGACTAGGCTGATAAAATCGCTCTCCGTAGCTGGTAGGTGCTTGGCATAGATCTTGCACACGAACGAGTAGCTTATCTTGTCTGCGAAGTTGAGCTTCCATAT